ACTCAGCGTTGTCTATGTAATGTTGGTATAGCATACATCACCTCTCATTTTTGTTCTTCAAAATCTCTATCCCATTGTTCGCCTGCTAACTCGCCCATGAAGTTTTTAAAGTCTTCAATCTTTTTTGCCTGTTCAGCTTGAATATCATAATCAGAATAATTTATTATTCTATCATAACCTCTATCCGATACAGCAGTTGTCCAAGTTTTTATGTATTCATTTCTAGTAACTTGAACTTCGCTTGGCTTACCTAACCAATACTTTGTCATGGTTACTGTTTTTTCTTTTGTCATAATCAAGTACCTCTCTTTTTTCTTTGTTGCTGTTGATTATAACTTAACATCATTTTCAAATTGTGTCAAGCTTTTTATCAAATTAATTTTGAAATATAAAAACCAATACAAAAACCTAAAACAAATAAACATAAATACTTATATGTTAAAAGTTCATTTTCAATTTTTCTATATCTTCGCCTTGTCATATAATATCCTTTTCTTTTTGACTTGATTTAACATTACTACACTTTTTAAATCTTGTCAAGTAAAATATTATTTTTTTTAATTTGTTATTTTTTCGTTGTGTTGATTATAACTTAATATTATTTTTATATTATGTCAAGCTTTTTTTAATTTTTTTTTCATATACACTATCATTTATAATATGTCAATACTAAAAAATAAATAAAATCAAATTAAAGAGATTTTTATTTTTTAATACTAATATAAAGGGTATACCATAAAACCGCTGTAATCGCATTTAAATGCGTCTAAGGGCTATTTGTATATATTACAGGCAAAAAAACCCGTCAATTAAGACGGGCTAAAAAATATCTTTTTATTTGGTTATATTACCATGCTGACCTAAGATTCCAGAAGTTAAATTTCATATCATTCTGACATTTTAAATTGCCACGATTGAATTTTAACGATTTCAATTCTGGGCTAGGTGCATACACTTTAAGAATTGAACCATCAGCTTGTAAGGTTTCGCTGATAAGCTTAGATGGGATTCTTTTCTTAGTTTTAAAAGTATCTTCTATAGTGCGTGGTGTTGCTATAAATGGTCTGTCAAATATTGATTTTTTCATGCTTATGTATCCTTATAAAGTTATTAAAAGTTATGTAACGATTCAAATATTCTCAAATTGATAAAACCTTGTCAAGTATTTTTTAAATTATTTTACAAATATTTCATAATGTGACCATGTTAACCACTTTAAAAGGGCGGTTCACTTTCACAAATTTTAAAGTTTGTAAATTGTTTTTTTCAAACTTCACAAACTTTTCAAAATGTCAAGAACTTTTTAAAAGTTTTTCAAGTTGTGGATAACTTTCTAATAAGCTGTGTATAACTTTTTAAAGTGTTGATAAGTCTGTGGAAAAGCTGTGGATAACTTGTGGATATGTTAGTAACCTGTGGATATCCTGTGGATAACTTGGGCTGGGGGTGGGCAGGCTGGCAGGGGGGGTACTACCCATATATATATAAAACACATACATTTCACAAACTTTTCAAGTGTCAACCAGTTGCGCGTGAACATAAAAAAAGCAATATAATAATTAACTATTATACTGCTTAAGTTTGACAAGCGTTATCCGCGCTATAAGAGATATTTCTTCACAAGACTTTTTAGGTACTTTAACCCACGGGGTATAGTTTTATTATACAGTTTATTTTCACATTTGTCAAGTCCTAAATAAAAAATAAATAACTTGACAAACTGTAAAAGTAACCCTATAATAGAAGTTATTATGAATTTAATGCCCGAAAAGAAAAACAATCGTAATCTTACTGAGAAACAAAAATCATTTCTAGATAATCTAGTCGCTACCGAAGGCGATTTTAAAAAGTCAGCAGAACTTGCAGGGTACTCAGGCAATCACTATCAAGTACTTAAATCATTAAAAGAAGAAGTAGTCGAGTTGGCTTCAGATGTACTTGCTCGTTCAGCACCTAAAGCAGCGTTTAAATTAGTAGAAATGATAGACAGCAACAAACCAATCCCTCAAGCCAGTCAAAAGTTAAATGCAGCACAGACGATTCTTGATAGAGTAGGTGTTGCTAAGACAGACCGCGTACAAGTAGATCATAATGTACAAGGGGGAATCTTTATATTACCTGAGAAACAGACAGTAGTAATAGAAGATGCGGAGTTTAGTAATATAACAGAGGAGGAAGATTGATTATGGATGCTATAATTATACTTGGTTTCATCGCTATAGTTGCAGTTGTTTTTGTTAAAAGAAAAAAACCTGAACTATATGAAAAACTCAAATCAAAAATAAAACTAAAATAACATGGAAAACGGATATATCAAACGTGCTAGTTCAACTATTCCTTTTGGTTATGAAATAGATCTTGAATCAAGATACTTAAAACCTATACCAGAACAAATAGATGCTCTTGAAATAGTTGAGAAGATGATCATTGATGATGAAATATCTCTTCAAGAAGCAGTAGATTGGTTAGAATATAAGACTGATCGAAGTATGTCTAGAGCAGGACTTAAAAAACACATAGATAAAAAGTATGGAAAAAGAAGCGAAAGATTGGGAACTGAATCCAGATCGTTACTTGCAAGATGATGAAGGTAACTTTGTTCGGAAGAAAGATGGTACACCACGTTTAAAAGCAGGTAGACCTAAAGGATCTAGTGAAAGTTACAATATTTCCAAAAGTCAAAAAGCTAAATACGCTGTACATCGCAAAATAGCTCGTAAGAAAAAAAATATAAAAAAGCTAGAACAGAAGCTTAACAACGCTAGAAAGTCTTACAAAGCCACAACCAATACAATAAATAAGCTTTCCGATAAGACGGATCACGTTGTTACGTCTTCAGAACTAGAAGAACTACCTAAAGCTGTACAAGAAATAATACCTGAACAAAATGTATTATTCCATCCTAATGAAGGTCCACAGACTGATTTCCTCGCTGCAGGCGAGAAGGATGTGCTTTATGGTGGTGCTGCTGGTGGTGGTAAATCATACGCAATGTTGATTGATCCACTACGGTATGCACATAAGAAAGCTCATCGCGCACTAATTCTTAGACGTTCTATGCCAGAACTGCGCGAGATGATTGACAAGTCCAGAGAACTATATCCTCTTGCATTTAAAGGAGCTAAGTTTCGTGAAGTTGAAAAGCTTTGGAACTTTCCAAGTGGTGCAAAGGTAGAGTTCGGCTTCCTTGAACGTGATGCAGATGTATATCGTTATCAAGGTCAAGCATATAGTTGGATTGGTTTTGATGAAATAACCCACCTACCTACAGAGTTTAGTTGGAACTATTTAGCTTCCCGACTTCGTACAACTGATCCTGAAATACAAACATACCTACGCTGCACAGCAAATCCGGGCGGTGTGGGTTCGCAATGGGTAAAAAGAAGATACATAGAACCTTCAGAACATAATACAGGTTTCAAAGGTAACGATGGATTAACTAGGAAGTTTATTCCTGCTAAACTTGCGGACAATCCTTATCTTGCGGAAGATGGTATCTATGAGCAAATGCTTAAATCTTTACCACCTATTCAACGTAGACAACTACTTGAAGGTAACTGGGATGTAGCTGAAGGTGCTGCTTTTGTAGAATTTGATCCGCAAGTCCATGTAATTCCTCCATTTAAACTGCCTATAGGGTGGGAAAGAGTAAAAGGAATAGACTACGGATATGCCTCTGAAAGCTGTTGTTTATGGGGAATTTTAGATATTAACGATGGAACTTTAATAATTTATCGAGAATTATACAGAAAAGGCTTGACAGGAGAAGAATTAGGCAGTATAATAACAGATATGGAACTTGAAGATCCTTTTTCTGTTTCTGGTGTTTTAGATACTGCTGCGTGGGCTAAAACAGGTACTACAGGACCAACAGTAGGAGAAGCTCTTGTTCGCGCAGGACATAAGTTAAGAAGAGCAGATAAGAACAGAGTACAAGGAAAAATTCAAATACACGAATTTTTAAAAATTACAGATAGTGGTAGACCTAAGTTACAGATATTTAATACTTGTCCAAACTTAATAAGAGAGTTACAAAGTATACCGCTATCAAAAACAAATCCAGAGGATGTGGATACTCATGCTTCGGATCACGCTTATGATGCTTTACGTTATATGATTATGAGTAGACCGAGAGTGTTAAATCCGTTTCAAAGAATACGAGATTTAAAACGAGAAATGTACGCACCTTCTGACACAACCTTTGGTTATTGAATATGGCAGAAAAAGAAAATACTTTTTTAAACGCAGACAACATTTATGAAGATGTTGAAGGTGAAGCTGGTAAAATTCTTGACTTAGAAATGAGTCAACAGACAAACCTTGTTGGTGTTATTAAAGATAGATTTCAACAAGCTGAAGATGCTAGACAAACAGATGAGCGTAGATGGTTAAAAGCATACGAAAACTATAGAGGACTGTATGCTAAGTCTGTTAAGTTTAGAGAGTCTGAAAAATCTAGAGTCTTTGTAAAAGTTACAAAAACAAAAGGATTAGCAGCATTCGGACAGTTAGTTGATGTTATTTTTGGAGCAGGTAAATTTCCTATAGGTATTAGCGAAACTAAAATACCTGAAGGAATTTCTG